TGTTACGTTATGCCAAGAGGTCGTTTGACAAAGGTTGACATACTCTCAAAAGTTTATAAAATAAAGACAGACCTTCATGACAACCAATCTCTGAGATCCAGAGAATGGACTGAAGGAGCACAAGATACGCTCAATAAACTTATTGATTTTATAAACCAGTATTATACATGAACCAATCTTCTCTTCTACTGTTACTATGCCTTTCACCACTAGCGGTGATCTTCGTAATCATGAAGATGGCATTGTGGATGGGAGAGACTGCTTCATTTGCAGCAAAAACTAAAGAGTTGGGAAGAATGCAACATTGTCCATACATGGAAGGGGATGAAGAGGAGGATGATAAATGGACTTAGAACAACTTTATAAAAGAATTGCTAGGGCTAGGAACGACATTCTGATGGAAGAACCATGCCCAATGTATGAACCACAGTGGGAGAACATCTATGGCACACAGGATGACAGAAATATCACCAGAAAAACTAGTAACTCAAAAAGAATGTCAGGAGATGATTGACGATGCAATACGAAGACACAATCGTAATGCTTCGATTATTTCAATGTGTGTTGGTTGGGTTGTTCTTTCACTTTTTGCTGAGGGTCTTCTTCGACTTATTGGAGTAATACCACCTTTACTGCCATGGCTCAACATTACCCTGAAATAATAGGAATAGTTTTCCTGCTAGTATTTGCTGCTACCATGTTCTATCAAGGAACATGTATTCTCAAAGGGAAGCGTGGATATTCTTTGAGAGATTATATGAAACAGGAGAGCACCAACATGCGTCACAGAATAGAGGAACTACTCAAGGATAAATAAGTAGTAGCTTGGGAAGTTGGCATGTCTGCGAAATGGTATAAGGAGCAACCTAGGAATAGAAATTTTCTAAATCCTATTGGTTACCTTTTGAAGTTGGATAAATTTGAAGGAACAGATTTCTTTTGTCAAAGAGCAAATGTTCCTGATATTACTATGCCAACTATTGAGTATGCAACACGATTTCGCAATTTACCTATGATCCCTGGGGGTGGTGTTACCTTCGGGGATTTTACGGTGCAATTTATTGTTGATGAAGATCTAAAAAATTATTACTCAATTCATCAGTGGATGCGTCAGAACGGCAGAGCAGATGATGATGCTGACACTCCACCAAAAGAAGAATACAGCAATGCTCAACTGCACATTGTAACTTCTCAGTACAATCCAGCATTCATTGTATCGTTTGAAAATATTTTTCCAGTGTCATTGTCTGGTCTAGAATTCAATGCTACAATGACAGATGTAGAATATATTACTGCTGAAGTTACATTCAAACATCAGCGATTTTTTATCTTGAATAAGAACATGAGACCTCTATGAATTTTGAAACTCTTCGTAATAAATTTGAAAAACTCAGAGAAGAATGGGCGGAAGATAGCGCAGTAGATTTTCAGTTCAAGAACAAACAGTATAGCACAGATCTTGGACAACTTGCGTTAGACATCCCTTTCCAACACAATAAATACTTACACCACTATACTGACATTTCCCAGATCAAAACTTCTCTGGAATTTGAAATTAGAAAGCTTGTAAAAGAAAAACGTGAGTACTATTCAGGAGAAGCTGATGCTCGTGTTTATGCAGAAAAACCATTTGGCGGAAGAATTCAAACTTCCGAAAAAATGAAAACATACCTTGAGGGCGATGATGACATTATCAATCTCGAAGCAAAGATCAAGTATCTGGACCAGATGTTATACTGGTTAGATCAGGTCATGAAGCAGATTTCAAACAGAGGGTTTCAGATCAAGAGTGCCATTGAGTGGGAGAAATTTATCAATGGACAATGATGACACTCCTTTCTGTTAAGAAGAAGAACGAAGTATACGTTACTATCCAGTCCACAGAGCCTCATGTTCACATGGAGCTCTCGGACTATTTTACTTTTGAAGTTCCAGAAGCAAAGTTCCTCAAGAAAAAATCCTCGTTACAAATACTGGGATGGAACTATTCGTTTGTATTCTCCTGGAACTGGAGAGCTATACGGTGGTTTGATGAAGCACTTGCAAGTGTGGGCAGAGGAGCGTCAATACACTATACAGTATGAAAAGAATGATTGGTATGGAGATGTTTCGGAAACTAACGACTTTGTTTCTCTTGCTGGCATCAAAACCTTTATGGACAAGATCACCCGAGCGGGAATTACTCCAAGAGAGTATCAGTACACTGCTGTCTATGAAGCAATAAAAAATAATCGTAAATTACTTCTTTCCCCTACGGGCAGCGGCAAGAGTTTGATGATCTATTCCCTCGTCA